TTTTATGCAACAGAATTACACTTTAATAGTTTTAATAATATGAATGTTTTACAAGTAAGTGCCTCAAGCCAAATATTGAAATGCGCGCCACGTAGCACAACGATAACAAGTATTATAGTAATCGACCAAGAAGCAGGAACAAGCACAACTATTAACGCACCGACAATTATTGACTATGGTTATTATATCGGAGTACAAGCGACTTATTCACTAAAGGCAGGGCGTTTCTATATTGTGCAACTTTACAACCTTACTAACTTTTTAGGAAGTGAGCAGATATGGTGTTATAAAGCAGGGTTGCAAACTGAAGAACATTCATCTAATAATGATTTTGTAATGCTATGAATATAGACGTAATAAATTTGGCGCAATACGAAGCACCGCAAATAATAGAATCGAAGCAAAAAGGTTGGGTTACTTTTGGCGAAAACAATAGTTACTTTCAATTCCTTATTGACCGTTATCGAAAGAGCGCAACGAATCAATCCATTATAAACAACGTTACAAGGTTGATGTATGGAAAAGGATTAGGAGTAATTGATGCGAGTCGTAAACCAAGCGAATACGCACAAGTAATGGCACTTTTCAACAAGGATTGTTTAAGAAAACTTTGCTTTGATTTAAAAACATTAGGTCAATGCGCTATCCAAGTACACTACAACGACAAGCACGATAAAATATTAAAGGCATTTCATATTGATATGAACCTTTTGGCACCTGAAAAATGCGATGACGAGGGGAAAATTAACAATTGGTATTACTCAAATAATTGGGAAGACATTAAGAAATTCCCACCTAAGAAATTTGCTACATTTGGAAGTTCAAAAGACAAAGTTGAAATATTAGTTGTTAAACCTTATGCAATTGGGATGAAGTATTTTTCTTTGCCCGATTACATTGCGGGAACGGCTTATGCGCTGTTAGAGGAAGAAGTTGCTGATTATCTTATTGGAGAAACACAAACAAGATTTAGCGGAACAACCGTTGTTAATTTAAATAATGGACAGCCTGACATTGAAACGCAAAATTTGTTACAGCAACAAATTAAAAACAAGCTAACTGGTAGTAAAGGACAAAGAGTAATCGTTGGATTTAATAATAACAAAGAAACGGCAACAACAGTTGAGTCTATTGCTTTGAACGATGCACCTGATTTATATAGTCAAATGAGTTTAGAGTGCGAGCGTAAAATTATGGTTTCGCATTCGATAACAAGCGGTTTACTTTTAGGATTAGGAAGTGCAAACGGTTTTGGAAGTAATGCGGATGAATTAAAGAATGCTTTTGTGTTGTTCGATAATATGGTTATTAGACCGTTACAGCAACTTTTAATAAGTGGATTAGAACAAATTACATCTTTCAACGGAAACACCGCTAAATTGTATTTTGACCGTTTACAACCTTTAGATGCAAGTGGAGATTTAACCGTTGATACCGAGAATAAAAAATTAATTGAAACAATAAATTCACTTTCACCTTTAGTTGCAAACAAAGTTATAGAAACTTTAACTCCAAATGAAATTAGAGCGATTGTAGGATTAAAACCTGAAAAGGGAGGAAGTGACCTTACTAATATAGAAACGGGAACGGAATTGAGTAAAGTTAACACGGAATTAGAAGAAATTTTAGCACGTGTAGATAGTGAACAATTAGGAGACGGTTGGGTAATGGTTGACGAAAGAGAAATTGAAGAAGACGATAGCGATTTAGATTTAGAATTGATTGAAGCAGAAAAGAAATTAGAGCCTAAAACAACGATTTTAAGCGCTCTTATTAACCTCATTCAAACTGGTAATGCAAGACCTGATTTAAAGAGTTCACAAGATAAAAAAGTCGGGGATTTAAAGTATTTCAAAGTGCGTTATAAATACACTGGAAATAAAAACCCTGAAAGAGCATTTTGTAAAGCAATGATGGCACGTGAAGAACGTTTATTTAGAAAAGAAGATATTGAAGAAATGAGCAGACGTTCTGTTAATCCGGGCTTTGGTGAATTTGGTGGAAACGTCTATGACATCTTTAAATTTAAAGGCGGTGCAAGATGCCACCATAAATTTGCAAGGGTAACGTTTATGTTAGATTTAAACGCTATTGAAGACGGTTATAAGAAAGTTGGAACACGTGAGGCAGAAGTAAAAGGTTATAAAGTTACAAACCCTTACCAAGTTTCTTTTTACCCTAATAACCTACCTTTAAAAGGTTTCAGCCCAAGAAATAAAAACCTACCAAAAGACGTACAATAATGGCAGAAGCACTAATTATAACAAGGGATGACGTGGTAAAATTCACGTCTTTAAATGGAAACGTTGACCCCGACAAATTTATTCAATATATTAAAATCGCTCAAGATATTCACGTCCAAAAGTATTTAGGTACTGATTTACTTGAAAAAATAAAAGCGGATATTATAGCGAACACTTTAGGCGGTAACTATTTGACTTTAGTAAACACGTATATTAAACCGATGTTGATCCATTGGGCAATGGTTGAATATTTACCTTATTCAGCATACACGATTGGAAACAAAGGTGTTTATAAACACAACGCAGAACAAAGCGAAAATATTGACCGTTTAGAATTATCTTTATTGATTGATAAACAAACGCAAACAGCAAACCATTACAGCAGTAGATTTGTTGACTATATGTGTTTTAACCAAGCGTTATTCCCTGAATACAACAGCAACAGCAACGGAGATATTTATCCAAGTTCAGATACTAACTTTACTAATTGGGTTCTATGAAAAAGCGGTCTAAAAAGAATATTGAAAAATTAATGGTTTTCCTTCAGCAAATCGAACAAGAAAAACCAAAGGAAAAAAAATGAGTTACTTTAAGATACTTGACACACTTAGAGCGCAGTTACAAGCGACTAACCTAATTGCCACAATTACGGACGGGCAAATTAGTGATATTGATTTAGCGAAACAAACGATTTTTCCTTTAGCGCATATCATTATAAATTCAGCAAGTATTGAAGGTAAAATGCAACGCTTCAATATCACTGTTTTAGCAATGGACATCTTGGACAGCAAGGAAAAATACGACCTTGAACCGTCTATAATGAACGCAATGTTGCAGGCGTTAAACCGAGTTCACGACATTATGAAACGAGGGGATTTAAACCCCGATTATATTATGATGGACGGCGATGCTACCTTAGAACCGTTTACAGATAGATTTGAGAATAAGTTAGCAGGTTGGGCGATGACGTTTGACGTTATTATGGTTTCCGATATGACTATTTGCGATACTGGATTCACGAGCGGTTGCCCAAATGTTACGGTAACAGATGGCGCAAGTTCGGTGCAAGTTTTAGCAGGTGGCACTTACACTTGTTCTGGTGGTTCAGCTTCGGTTGTTGTAAGTAATTCAAACGATAGTTATTTAGTAACGACAAGCGCAAATTTAGAATTGCCAAATACAACGGTTAACGTTTATGTTGACGGTGCGTTAAACCAAACGGGAACGATTGTAACTTTAGACCCAAATCAAACAATAAATATTACGGCATGAGTTTAGATATAAATTTAACGGGAGTTGAAAAAACTTCAAATAAGAAAACAAATTTAACTGATAATTCAGACACGTTTTACCCTACCCAAAAGGCGGTAAAAACAGCGGTTGATGCAAAGTTTAACACACCAACAGGAACAACAGCGCAGTATCTTCGAGGGGATGGAAGTTTGGAAACTTTTCCAACTATTCCAGACGTTACGGGTTTACAATCAAAAGCCGTTGTAGTTTCAACTAATCAAACAGCCGTTAACGATGGCAGTTATACCGTAGTAGCAAATAGCACGTTTACTGACCCTTCACCAGTTGAGGGGAAAGGTTATCGAGTATTTGTAAGAAATGGAACTGCAACTATTAATTCAGTTGCATATACGGAAGGCACAACTATTTTAAGGTTGTTTCATTCGGGTGCGTGGACTTCTTACGTTTCGCTACCTGATTCTAATTTCGTTCCAACAACACGAACTATCAATGGTTACGATTTAAGCGCAAATAGGACGTTAACAATAGCAGATTTAGGATTCTTTCATTTTGACTTTACGGCTAGTTCTGTTGTGACTGGTACAACTTCAGAAACGCAAGTAGGAGTGATAATGATTCCCGCAAATACAATTAAAACAACGGATTTAATTCAGATATTTACACCACTTGTAAAAGTAGGGGGTTCGGGTACTTGTACAGTTCTTTACAAGCTATCAACATCTTCAACAATGCCGAGTGGAACGACTGACCGTATTGCAACTTTTGGAAGTGCAGCGGCTAATTTATGGTTACCAATGCAAAGGAATATACCTTTTAGCGGTGGTAATTTAGTGTTACCATTCCTTTCAACTTCTTTTTTAAGTGATGTCGTGGTATCTAACAACGTACCTACTTTGGTTGCAATCAATAGAACTGTTGACTTGTATCTTTATGTTTCAGTTCAATTATCAAACGCTGCTGAAAGTGTTTATTTGGCGGGTGGTCATGTTACTAATATGTAAGTTATGGATAGAGAAAATCAATATACGATAGTCGATAAAGAAAGTGGTAAAGTTTTATTTTGTAAAAAGGATAATTCAGTAACTGAAAATCAAATTGCAATTGTTGAAATGTGTATGCTAGAAAATATTGAGGGACAAGAAATATTTTTTAATTTTGAAACTCAACAATTTTATACAAAATGATACAGAACGGACTTGAACTACTACAAAAATACGGTGCAAAAAATTTATTTTTTATAAGTGCAATTGTTTACCTTTATTTCTCGATTCAGAAAGCCGAAAAGAAGATTGAAGTCATTGAAGCTAAGTTATACGATTGTTATGAGGATAGGGTAATGATTCAACGAAGCGCCAATAGTAGTTTTAAAATTCGTAAACCAATAGAAGCAATACTCCCTGATGAGAAAATTAATATTAGATACTCTCGCGCCGAAAGGAAAGTTTGAGCAAAAGCGAGTAGCTTCATTTACAGCGTTTTGGGTTGCCGTTGGACTTGCTACTTATGGATTTCATT